TAAAATTGTCATACGTCGTTCGCATTAAGTCACACAGGCCCTGAAGACTACATACGAGGTAGTAGGAACTTGATCGATATTATGTCCTTGAAACTCAATTTTCCCGGCTTCAGAAGTCTTGACTCTAAAATACTTTACTAGTGCAGCAGTGTCGTCAGTAACAAAGCTCACGGTCCCAACGAGAATGTCACTCGTACCAACCCCCGCAACCGCAGTTTCCTGTAGGTCATTGTTGGCAGCCCAATCGTGAGTTCCAGCAGCAACTATATAATGGCTGAACGTGCCAGTAGTCCCGTCCATGCCCAGCTTGCCAGGCGTGACAACATTAGCACCTATCTGCAGCTCTTCCACAGCAAGGTCAGCGATCTGGGCCGTATCAACGGCCTTGTCAGCAATTGTTGCCGTCGTAACAGCTTCCGAGCCCGGCGTCTGATCTAACTTGGCGGTCGTAACGGCCCCGTCATCCAGTTCGGCAGTCTTCACGGCGTCAGCCTTTATTTCGGCAGTATCAACAGCGTCTGTGCCTATCTCGCCTGCAGTGATCGTCCCAACCTTAAGCACCCCGGATTCAACAACGATAGTAGCAGCATCAGGCTCACCAATCTTGTTCAAGTCATCATAGAGTTCCTGCAAGTGGCCGTCAACGTTCTTACCGCCTGTGGTGGGAGTGCCGGTGCCGATCCGCTTCTTCTCCCGTGCCGCAGTAGTTGATGGTATGTCAGAGGAGTTGATACGCTTAACGCTGCGCGTACCGCCCGTGCTCGTTTCAACGGGGAACCGCGAATCGGATCCGTCAGTGTCCCAGTTAACGTCTTCGACTCCCAGGAGCCGCTTGATGATTGTTGTGATGGCCATATTAGAAAAAGCTCCCTTTTATGCTCCGTTTGCGTGAAGTGGTGTAGTTGGTGACCGATCCCTTGCGCTCTGCGCCAAGGCGTTCCTCAAAGCGCGCCCTAAACAGGACAGAGCGCTTTAAGTCCTGCTGCTCATCGTCAGTCTCATAACAGCGAGAGGCCGCGTAGGCAACAAGGGCATCCGTATCGTCAATCTGCAACCGGCCCGGCTGCGGATCAGCTATGTAAAACATGAGCGCAGAGTCTGCATCTGAGATCGAGGTGACCAGCCCCTCTTCCTGGTTGCAGTAGACGGGGCTCTCGTCATCCTTGATGTCTACGATGGCACCCGCCTCAGAGGCGAACTGGCCCCCATCTATATTGACAATGCTCCCACTGTCACCAAAGCAGTAGAGGACAAACGCCTGCCTTTTCGAGGCAGAGGCATCGGGAAGTAGGAAAAACGGCTTGCCGCCGAGGACCGCAAACTTGTTCACCAGGTCAAGAGCTGACCTGTCGCCATGATTGGAATCAACCAGATCAAAATTCAGGCTATCCCCCGAATCAGTCTTCGCCCACCCCGGCCAAGTATAGGTATGCTCAATGGCAGGGGTCACGATGTCGATGCGGATAAGGTCGCTTGCAGTGTTCAAGGCCCATATCTTATTCGCGGTATAGTGCAGGGGAGTCGTGGCAAGCAGGGTCGTGATCGCCGTTGCAGTCAGGGTGTCAGTGCTTGGAACGTAGGTCGAGAGTGTGCCGTTGACGTTGATGTACAATAGATCGTCACTGACACGGCAGATACCATACATATCCTGTGCCGCTTGGAACGCTGTCCAAGTCAGGCCGTGGGCAAAGGAGTCGTTGCCATTGACGGTTCCATTGGCAACATTGACGGTGAAGTCGTCAGATGAAGCCCGCAAAACCGAGTCACCACCGATCTTGGCAAAGGCCAATTCACCCGTCGTAGATTCCTTGACGTAACCGCCACCGTCTGCACCCATGACAACATAAACCGAATCCCCAGCCGCCACGCCTTGATAGAACTTCTTGCTGGTATCTGCAAGAAACCCCTTCCAATTATAGACGCCATCATCCGCTATGTTCAACTTGGTGCCATCAGTGAAACGCGCACGGATATTTCCACCCACCAAGGGGGTGGCACCCAAGCCACTCTTGCCAGTGACGAGGAAGCGGCCACTGCGGGAAACGACCAGACGGTCATAGCCGGGATCGAGAATGTCAGGGGGTTCTATCTTGGCATCGTCAGTATCCCATATAAAGGTCTGTCGAGGAACATCAGCCTGAAGCGGTTCTGCAATAAAGATGGTGGCATGGTTGTTGTTGGCAGAGTCAGTAATAATGTCTCCGTTACCACCAGTACCCTCGTCAAGGTGGAATATTCCCTTAACGCCTCGATGCGTGGGGGAGCCGTACACTCCGTTACCATCGTTGTATAAAGCCGTAACCTCGTCATCAGTCAGGGCCACATTGAAGATCATCACCTCGTCAATGTTTCCGTACCACGGGTATCCGCCCCTGCCTCCACCGATCCTCAAGGTTTCTGACGTTGTGAACCCTGTTGCTGCACAAGACACTTCAGTCTTAATGTTGTCAATCCATATACTCATCTTATCTGTCGATGAATCAAACCTACCGGCAACATGGACCCACTTAGTTTCAAGGGAAGCAACGAGACTGTAATCCCATGACGAACCTCCAGCGATACCATCGAACTGATTAGCACCAAACATAATATATTCTGAAGTGTTAGCAGCACAGATGGTCTGAGTACCATCGGCTGCACTCATAAACCAAAAGAAGTAATTGCCCGCACCCCATCTCAAGTTCCAGCCCTGACTTGCAGACCCACCAGACCCATTGTGGGATTGAAAAAGATCAAACTCCTTACCCTCCCCAGTACCCGTTTCATTTAGCGCGTCATCGTCGGGAAGGCACCAGAGGCTGAACGAGAAGCTGCCGTTGTCTGGAAAATCACTGACGTTAAAAGTGTTATCGGCATTTATATAGGCTTGTGCGCCAGTGGTGGCGGCACCTTCGATAGGGGCGGTGAGGCCAAATTTAAGAGCCACAGCAGTGCCTGACGGGGTGCTTTCGTGCCAATCTTGAATCATGGTTGCATACGGAGTCTTAAAATCATCAAGACCACTATCTGCCGCATATTTTGGCGCAGGGGAGGAAACTTGAGAAATAGCAGTCCCACCAGACTTATCCCTATACGTTGCGTTATCGCCGTCTGCAAACTGATCTGGGGAGGAAGCGGTTAATGTTACCTTATCCGTAGAAAAGATAACATAAGCACGACCAAACCCCTCAGATTCCTCGCTATATCCATCATAGACATCCATGCCAGAGGCAGAAACATCCCCAGATTGTATACTTGTTCGACCTTGGGGATCAGCAAAGGCCCAAAGTTCTCTCAATTCACGGTCAAAGACAAATAGTTGTGACGAAGTGTAAATATAAAGAAGGTCACCCACGGATCGCATAATAGGGTTGTAGCGCAAGTCTATGCCTGTTTTGTGGGCGGCAGCATATGTGCCTCCACCGGCGGGGTATAATCCCGCAAGCTGGAGTTGATGCTCTTTGGCTGCCTCAGAATCTGTCAAGATATGCTTATAATCCCCGAGCAAGGCCTCTTGCAGCCCAGTGTGCTCTGTAGGGCCAGTGTCAATCGTTGGGGAAGGCCGTGGCCAGAAGCGGAACTGGTGGCGGCCGTCAAGATCCTGGTACCAGTATTGCGGATTGCCCGTTTGCTCACGCCAATCAACGCCACCCCTGGTGGACATCCAGTTTGACCTGGCGTCACGGGTGCTGCCCTCGCCTGCAATGTCTTGCAGCTCAGACGTAGAAAGCGGCTCTATCAGGCGGCCGTCTGCTGTCTCTATACGGGTGATCTCGTAGCAGTCCTCTGGCGCGGTGTAGCTTTCGATGCTCTCGCGCAGCTGGATAGGTGACTGTTCCCGCAGAACACGGGAGCGCCGACAATACTGCAGCTGCCCCTCGTCAATGAAAGCATCGAGGAGATCATCGTCCCAGTAATCGCCGTCAAGGTCACGGGTGATCTCTTCCCTGACACGGTCGCGGATATGAGAGAATGCACTAATCGCCATGACGTTTCCTGCAATGTCGAAGGTGAACGGAGAATTTCTTGAACGATGACTTCGGCACCTCGCAATACGGACACAAGGCTACGTTATGCCTGGGCTCTTCATGCGGCTGCTCCTGTGCAGCCTTATCGCGCAGCCACTGGGCCTGTCGGTAACGCTTCTGCCGTCGCTCTTTGATGAAGTCGTGTTCTTGCATGAAAAATCGAAGCCAGTGGGCAGGCCCTGGTCAAGCCTATAATTATTAGATGTACTTTAACCAGAAATCCAGCCCACCGGCTTCAACTCCCTTTTGGTACTATGCCGTACCATCACCCCACATTAAACAGTACCGTCGCCTTCGCGATAGCCACTGGTAACAGCGTTCCCAACGTCGCGCCAGTTGACCTCAATCACTAACTTGCCAGCGTCAAAATTGCCAACAGTAATTAGGTCAAGATCATTAACAACAGAGGAATAGAGGCTTGCCACACCGCCCGCAGCAGAATTGATGTTATACGCTCCACCAGTACCTGCGTCTAGGGTAGTAATGACCGCAGACAAGTCTGCCCCATTAGAGAACTTGAAGTTAGTTCCCTCTTCCAACGTGGTGTGAATCCACCAGCTACCAGTACACAGAGCAGCCCCTGCAGGTAACTCAAAGATGTTATTCGTACCCGCGACCCATGTGTTTTTTGAAAAATCGATCATCAGCAACCGGGACTCAATGCCCCGGCTCACAGCAGTGCTGCTGATGATCTCGATTGGTGTGTTAGTTAAGTCTGCAGCCATGATGATTTCTCCTGTTTATGGCTTTAATTGTTATTCGCACTCAAAGAGCATGGTAACGGTTTTCTCGGTACCATCAAGGGCATCATTCTTGATGCCAAAGATTTCCAGATCAACTTGAGTTACACCAGCCTCCGAGAAAGCAGTTGTTGCATATACGTTCATTCCCTCTTCGGCCTCTGTATCCCCAGCTCCCCAAGCTGTAAAGCCAAGAAGCCCGAGGATTTTTGAAGCCTCAAGGTCCGTGGCTTTAACAGTAGCTGTTGCATTGGAAGCGAAGGTAATGGCTGCGGTAACAAGACGGGGAACCGTCTTGCTGCCAACAACCCTCACTCGTTGGATTGTTCCGATAGCCATATCAGTACCCCCTTACGCTGACGGGATCGACGGTGCAGCAGAGATGATCTGTGCCACGCCAAGATCCTGGTCAATGTTAACCGCGCCAGTATCCAAAGGATTAGCGTCAGGGTCCAGCGGCATGGTGATCTTCTCCGCGCCACGCACTTCCCAGCCATTCGTCCCTTGCTCGCGAGCGTAATCGTCGTCGTCAGCGGCAAATGACAGGGTATTAGCCCAGCACATCATCAACGCATCAGAACCAATCAGCAGTGCGCGAGCACAACGATTAGAGCCCTTGTCGAATGTACGGATCCTGTGCGTTCTGCGCACAATCACGTTGTTGTACATGCCGATCCAGCCTTCCGCAAAGTCATCACCCAGGCCCGCTTCAAGGCGGGAAAGATGCTGATTCTGCCAGTCGGGATCCTGTCTGAGCTGGATAGCCTGCTCAGGACTCACCCACAGGGTATACTTCTCATGGTCATCACGACCAGCCTGGCCCACAGAGTTCAGACGGTAGCCGCTTGTCGGCTTCGCTTGGACAGCAGCAACGATATGCTCGATGCCGAGTAGGTTGAACTTGTCGGTCTGGGCCACCAGGGTATGCAGGCCGTCAGCGTCTGACTGTGCTTCTGTGCAGCTCTTGGCACCAGACGTACCGTCCATGCGAAAGCAGCGGTTCGGGCCATTAACGCGAGGCACATCAGTGTTAATATCGTCAGTGTCTGTTACGCTCTGGCCTGAGAGCTTGCGGAACACTTCGTCGTTGTTGTACTGCATGAACAGGTTGGTGATCTGCAGCTTGTGCTCGTTCATCACGTTCAAGATAGTACGCTGGTCACTCATGCGACCCTTCTTGCGAAGTGCGAAATTAACTTCGTCGATCTTAACGTCAAACACTGCCTCGGTGACCTTGGACTCGTTGCCCTTGATCGCAGCGTCTTGACCCAGGATAGGATTGATGTCGATATACGGTGTCAAGTGAAACCGCTTTGTGTCACCGGCCTTTTGTGAAAGCTCAGTGTCAACAATTATCGGTGCCCCCGATCCTTCTCCGCCCATCATCGTACCGACAACAGAGTTAAGAACAGAATCACGGAACAGTTTAGGATCATGCCGCGTTGGTGTTGCTGCATGGCCTGTACTTCTTGTAAATTCAGCCATTGTTTTGCGCCTTTATTTTCTCCCTCTTTTCGACTTCCGCTTTTTCTCGGCTTCGCTGAACAGGTATTGATTCATACCTTGTGTTGATCGCGGAGCTTCGCCAGGCGGAGGCGGTGCAGAGGGAATGTCTCCAGTGTTTCCTTGGGATCTTGATGGAGGCGGTGGCGGTGGCCCATCTTCTGAGGCCATCGTCTGGTAGTAACTGTCAGGATCCTTCATGTAATCATCAAATGCGTGAAACTGCTTGGCCATATTGTAGAGTACCTGGGGCGTCTGCCCCTTCTCCTCCCAAACGGCCCGCAGATTAGCATTCTGCGCCATGTGATCGACAAAAACATCGTTCACATACGACTCGTAGTCTGGCGTATCTGACATGAAGGCCTTCTCGTTCTCGCCCCACATATCCCTGCGAGTTTGATCGGCAACAATTGTTCGGATGTGCTCATCAGTTGGAAGTGACCCGTGGAATGCCTCCAACAAGGCTGAAATAACCTCCTTCTGCGCGGCGACCGGATCATCATAGTAGGTTTCAGCATCAAGTATCCCACTGACTCGCTCCTTGATACCATCAAGGTGCGCAGCCTGCTGCTTCTGCTGCTCATCCGCAGCCTGTGACCGAAAGGCCTCAAGCTCACGATTAGCTGCAGCGAGCTGCTGGGATTGTTCATGCCCCCAGTTCTGCGTATCCTTCAGTCGTTGTTCAATATCAACATCAGGCTCTTCTTGGGACTCTTTTGAGGCCTTGCCTTTCGGCGCTTCCTCCTCTTCTGTTCCCAGCACAGATGCAGTAGTGACACGCGGAGATTCCTCGTCTTCCAATTCAAGCACAGCTTCTTCAGCCATTGCCTCTCTCCTTTTATACGGGCCTTCTCTGGCCCCTTAGCCTCGCTTCACAGGAGTGCTCCCTACATGGGGGGCGCTGCTTGACCAGGCGTTCCACCTCCAGCGGCCGCAGCGTAAAACTCGCTGAGTGCCTGGAGGATCGGTTCCTTGTTAGGTAAGTCGAGATTTTCAACGATGAGTGGGCCCGCTACTTGCGGCGGCAATACGCCAGCCTTGACCACTTCCACGATCATGGCCAGCTGGTGCTCGCGAATGCTCGTAAACGGTGTCACTCGTTTGAAAATAACGTCAAACCTGAGAATGTCCTTGATTGACTTTTGCCTTGGTGTGCCTTCGCCAAGAAAATTGCCAAATTCATCTATCATCGCAGTCTGCTGCATATCATTAAACTGGCGGAACTCCGTCTGCCCGTCAGTCCCAAGGATGCGCGCCTGCGTTTCTTCACTGTAAAATTGTCCGATAAGCGAGATCATCACTTCGGAGATGCGCTGGTTGGTCAGGCCAAAGTGATCCATGATGGATGTCTGCATGGCTGTGCCCTGGGCTGAACGCGCACTCTCCTGCAAGGCACTGCGGGCATTGGTGCTGCCAAAGCCAAGCAGTGAGTCATTGACCCCGGTCACCCGCTGGATCATCTGGATGTAGAGCTGTATCATGTCACGCAGATGCACAAGCTCAGATGCCTGCTTCTCTATCGTGATGCGCTTGTCACGCAGCGCCCCGTCGTTCACCCGGATGGCGCTGTCGGGCTGGGCCAGCTGGTGGCGCAGCTCGTCAATGTTGTCAATGGAGCCCTCCTCAAAGATCGCCGTGTAGCTGGAGAGGGTGTGCAGATATTTGCTGTTAACCTTGTTAAGCAGCTCCTGCAGAGAAATGATGAAGGCGATAACTCCCATCGGGTTACCGTGACGGTCGCGGAAGGCCACGAATGGGATAAAGGGATAAATGTCCTTGTTGTCAAATGGTGACAGGTTCTTGCCGTCCTCGCTTCCCTCAAGGAAGATGGGCCCAGCATAGACGACGCGGTGGATGTCGCCATCGTCTTCCCTGTACCAGTGTTCAGTGATGCGGATGCGTCGGCCGTTGTTGGCCAGGGTGATCATGGGCTTGTTGGCCAGGGCCGACTGCACATCCTTCTCTTGACTATCGAAGTCGTCCTGGTGCGGGCCGTAGTCATCTGTGTCCAGCTCCTCCAGCTCGCTCTTCTTGTTTGGCCACTGCTTCATGGCCATCTCGCGGTCCATCCAGTATTGTCGCGCCTGGAAGGCAGCG